GTGTGGACGCATCGCTTGATGACTTTGGCCCAGCCGCTGCGGCAACAGCGTCACCAGCGCAGGACATGGCCGACGCGCTCGACGGGGATGAGATACCCTTTTAAGCAAAAGAAAACCCCCGGCAGTTGGGACGCTGCCGGGGGTTAAAGTGAAAGCGAACCCACGATTGGATGGAGAAAGGTCCGAACATGCACAGACTAACAAAGACAAGCGAAGTTGGCAAGAAAGAGCTGCTACTTGCAGCAGGCGCGCGTGACACTCGCATTAATCAAACCGGGTCAGAATACGACGGCATCACAATCGGTAAAATAGCTAAGCTCGTCAGCGAACCACAGGCGACTGAAAAGGCCGACGCGCTGTTTTTCATTCCGTCAACTTATCGCGAACACGATGGAAGAAATCACGCGACACAGCGCGAGCATGGCGAGTATTGGATGTTGGCAATTGACGTTGACGAAGGCGATCCATCGCTCACCGAAGTCAAGTCAGCCGTTGAGCGTGTCACAGGTAACGCATCCGCACTGATCTATTCGTCATCCGGCGCAACAGAAGACAACCGCAAGTGGCGTGCGCTCATCCCGCTGTCAGAGCCGATCAGCGGTGAAGACTACGTTGACGCCCAGCTCGCACTGTTTGACCTCATGCAGCAGGAAGGCATCACTTGTGACGCTGCGTTGTCTCGCACTGGTCAGCCGATCTACCTTCCCAACGTGCCGCCAGCTCGACGTGATAACTTCGGCCAGCCAGAGTTTTATCACGGCCTGCGCAATCGCGGTGAGGGCTTGCTGATCCCAACCGAAAGCAAAATCTGGGCAAACTTGATTTTTAGGCGCAAGAATGAAGCCATCGCGGCTGAACGTGCCGCCGCCGAGCGCCAGCTGCGCGCACAGCAGCGCGAAGAAAAGCGAAAAGATTTCGATGACGTTGATCCAGTTGCCGAGTTCAACCGTAATAATACAATAGCTGACATGATGCTGCGCCACGGTTACGAGAAACTTGGCCGATCAGACAGCTACCGCTCCCCAATGCAGACATCCGGCTCACACGCCACCAAAGATTTCGGCACGCACTGGGTCAGCCTGTCAGGCTCAGACCGGGCGGCAGGCATTGGCCAGACCAGCGCAGAGTTTTGCTGGGGCGATGCCTTCGATCTTTACTGCTACTTTGAGCATGACAACGACATGCGAGCCGCCGTGCGCACTTACGCCGCAGAGCTGCGCCCCAGCAAGTTTGATGAGGTCAATCAGCAGTTGCCAGAGCCAGATGACGGGCTGGATGACTTTGACACCATACCTGACCCCGAGATTGATCCTGAGAGCCAACCTGAGCCTGCACAGAAGCTCGAATGGCCAACGCCGGTCGGAACTATTGATGAAGCAAGTTTACCTCGCAGGCGGTGGATTTACGGGCATCACCACATTCGCGGCTTTGTCAGCGTCACGGCGTCAGCTGGTGGCATCGGCAAAACCTCGCTCACAATGGTTGAGGCGCTGGCTGTGGTCACTGGCCGGCCACTGCTGGGCGAGAAGGTGCATGAGCCAACAAATGTCTGGATCGTCAACTTAGAAGATGACATGGCCGAGATGCAAATCAGACTGGCCGCCGCCATGAAGCAACACAACGTCACGCACCCGGAGATAGCTGGCAAACTATTCATGGATGCGGAAGACACAATTGGCATCACGCTGGCTGCGGAAACCAGAGACGGCATCGAGACCAATGATGCCTTCCTCAGCCACATGCGAGATAAGATAAAAGCCAACAATATTGGCCTTGTCATCATTGATCCATTCATATCGACGCACGAAGTCAACGAGAACTCGAATATGAGTGTGCAGAAGGTGGTCGCAATGCTGCGCCAGCTGGCCAGAGAGGCTGGCTGCGCCGTGCATGTGGTTCACCATGTGCGCAAAGGCAACGGCGAGGACGCGGATATCGACAGCGTGCGCGGCGCTGGCTCACTGATCGGCGCAGCCAGAGCAGCCAGAATAATTAACAAGGTAAAATTTGAGGATGCCGTTGCATTAGGCGTGCCAGAGGCCAGCGCGACAGGTGTCTTCCGGGTAGATGACGGCAAAGCCAATCTTTCGGCACCTCTGCCAGCGGACAAAGCAATCTACCGGCGCATGGTCAGCACNNAGCTAGACAACGGAGACTCGTGCGGCGTGGCCGTTGAGTTCAAGCTGCCCGATCAGTGGGAGGGTATGACAACCCGTGTGGTCAACAACATGCTTGATCTGATCGACAAAGGCCCAGAGGATGGCGAGAAGTATTCTATCAGGCCGCAGGACAAGCAACGCTGGGTCGGCTCAGTCATCACAGGTTACAGGTTCTCAGACCTAGACCACACAAAGACAGCAGGGCAGGCAAAGGCAATCCTGCGCCAGTGGAATGAAGAAGGTCTGCTGGAGGAAATTGTCTATCACAGCCCAAGCCAGCGCAGGGAGCGCAAGGGCGTCGTATCAACGGGCAGAGTTGGGGAGATAAACTGATGAGACGTGAGTGGACGGGCGATCCGAGAGATTGCTTTTACAAAGATATGGAGCAGTTTATAAACGTGCAAGAGTTTGCCTTTCACGCTGAGCGCAACGACATTTTGGCATTCTATTGGCCAAACTATGAGGCCGCGCCGTGGCACTTGCAGGCCATGCTCTACATCAACAGCGACGAAGAAACAGAGCTGAACTTCTGGCCGCACAAGTCAAAGGGTCAGTTTAAATATGAGAAGGCCATTGAGCCAATGAGCGCGTTCTTCGCAGAGCTGTCAAAAAGGGTAAAGCAAGCCAACGAAGAGGATGATTTCGATGTTATCGAGTAGTGCGTCAGTGGAAAATTTCAGTGACGCATGTGTGACGCGCAGTGACGCATTGCTGAAATCAGGTCAATTTGTGGGTGATTCGGAAATTTCGCAAACCCCTTATTTATATAGTGCGTCAGTGGATTTGCTGAATTTTCCTACGGAAAATTTACCTCCAGTGACGCACTTTGTCAAGGCGCAGGTCTTAAAAAGAGTTCGCAAAAGCGAACACTCTCTTTTTTTGAGACGACCAGCAGCTCCACTGTCCCGCCTTCCTTCGCTGGCGCGAAGTCGGGCCAGAGGCGCAGCTTTGCGTCCTAACGCCAGTTGGCAGGGTTATCAGGGTTTACGGGAGCTAGTTCACAATGGTTAAAAAGGCAAAAGCCAAGTCGGAAAAGGCTAAAGCCGCGATGGCTAATCGTGGAACCTTCGACAATAAGCACACGGACTATGGCAAGCCGATCCACTACAAGGTAGCAGCAGCGGTCGAGCCGTTTAGCTTTGCGTCAGCAGCGGCGGCTAAGGTCTGGGGTGATACGCTGGTTGATTGCGTGCCGCCGGCATACGCGCTGCGCTACCGTGAGCTGAAGGGTGAGCTAGATGCAGCAATGGTCTCAGAAGATTACACGCTGTGTGTCGAGCTGGCCACAAGCCTGATTAAAGCGCTCAAGGTGATGAACGTGAAGGCAAGGCAGGATGGACATGAGCCGCCAAAGGTTGACGGGCATATAGCCGAGTTTAAGGGGAAGACATACTGCTTCCTCGCCAGCGGTGATCTGGCAGCTGTCAGGCGCAAGTATCCAACGTGGGTCGTGTATCATATAAGTGAAGTCTGCGCCGTCATGAGCGTGCGCACAGATGAGATGATGGCAGCTGTGACGAAAGAGTTTGCCGGGGCGAAGGTTGTGGAAGTCCGGGCGTTTGATGATGAGATTAACTTTGAACCAACAGGAGAGTGAGATGACGAAGAATGTACGCACGACGATGTTAGAGGAAGCCATCGGGCTGATTAACGGGCCAAGACAGGCGCACTATGGGACGCCGCAGGAGAACTTCGGTGCAACGTCGCATATGTGGTCAGCATATCTGGGCATCAAGGTGTCGCCAGGCGACGTGTGCCGGCTCATGTGCTTGCTCAAGCTGGCGAGGCTGCGCAATGGCCCGCATCACGACAGCAGCTGCGATGGCGCTGCATACTTAGCGTTGGGCTGTGAGCTGGATGAGGGTATGCTTGACGTGCCGACGGAGCAGCCTTAACGTAAGCAGCAGGCAGCGCATCCTCCCGCGCTGTCCAACTTGCCCTCGACGGTTTTTGCATCCAGTTTGTCCGTCGGGGGCATTTTTGTGAAAGGTGGGAGAATGTCCTATCGAATCAAGTTGACTTTAGATGTGGCGTGCGAAGACAATCAGGAAGCTGAGGATGAGATTGATTGGCTGGCTGGTTACGTTAGCGATAGGTTGGAAGAAGGCGCAGACATGCAGAGGATCGTGCAAGCAATGGTCGAGGCTCTGGTTGAGCTATCTGACATTAACGAGCTGATGGGCGCAGAAGGCAACACAATACACTGAGGCGAGTTGTGCGTGAGCGTGAGGGGTGAAGCTCTCTGCGACACTGGTTGGCATCGACGCGCCGGGTGCGCTCGCTTAATTGAACGCTTGTTCAATTACAAGCCAGAATGTGGCAACAATGTGGCGAAATGAGGTGCAATGATACCTCACAAAAGTCAACGCATTGCAATCATTGCATATTAAATTTAACATAATGCGGATTATGCGTCTTAGCTGGCGGAATGAGGCAAAACACCCCCACCCGGTCAAGATTTCGACGGGGGTGTGCGTGTGTAGTTTCCCGCACACACGCTTGCAAAAAAAATAAACTTGCTACGAAAGATTTGGGGGGGTAAGGTGTGGGGGTAGACGGCGACGTTGCAGCGCCCCGTCTACTTGATCGGCCACATTAAGGAGTACAGCCAATGACAATTTCAGTAGATGAGCTTCACGAAATACTCAAGTACGACCCCGACACAGGCTCTCTTACTTGGCGTGAGCGCACAGATAGTTTTCCAGCCCCTATAACCTCTATAAGAATTTTCAATTCAAAATTTGCAAACAAGCCAGTTTACGAGGAGGTCCACAAAGGCTACCGCAGGATTAGGCTTTTTGGCAAGAGTTACAAGTCCCACCGAGTTGCTTGGGCTATGCACCACGGTGCTTGGCCTGAAGATCAAATAGACCACATAAACGGCATTAGGTCTGATAATAGAATTGATAATTTACGCGCAGTTACTCAATTTGAAAATTCTAGGAATATGAAGATTCCTTCAAAAAATATGTCTGGCGTTATAGGAGTTGCTTGGGACAAACTGAACTGGAAGTGGCGGGTTAGCATCGGGACGGGCAAAGAGCATATTTATCTTGGCTACTTTAAGTCTTTTGAGGAGGCGGTATCTGTGCGCAGGTCTGCTGAGGTTAAGTATGGTTATCACCCAAACCACGGCAAGCGCTAGCCCCCCGGCCCCCTCTTGCCAACCGATGCTCACTCAGAGTAAAATTTAAAAAAACGGGAGTTACCACGATGGCTGGGAAGGCTTTACGCAAACGCATTTTGGCTGAGGTCGCCAAGAATGGCGGCGCTGAGTATATATTCGATCGCCTGTCGTCGGGCACTACGCTGACGGCGATGGCGAAGGAGTTTGAGTGCAGTCGGGAATATTTGCGCAACAGTTTGCATACTGTGCCTGAGTACAAGGTGGCGATGGATAATGCCAAGTTGACGGCGGCTGACGCGTTGGTTGAGCAGGGTTTGGAGATGGTTGACGCGTTAGATGGCGGCAGCTCCACGCAGGAGATTGCTGCAACGCGTGAGAAGGTGCAGTGGCGCAAGTTTATGGCTGGCTCGTATAATCAGGAGCGTTACGGCAATCGGCCTCAGACCAATGTTACGATTAGCGTGAGCGACATGCACTTGGACGCGTTACGCAAGGTTAATGCTGACTTGGCTCAGATTGATGCTGAGGATCGCCAGCGTGAGGCGATGGCTATTGACGCGGATTACGAGGATGTCACAGATGAGTGAAGCTAACCCGTTAGAAGAGTTTGTGCTGCGTTACCGCGACGACCCTGCGCTGTTTGTGCAGGAGGTGTTGGGCGCTACTCCGCACGATTATCAGGCTGAGTTTTTGCGGGCTGTTGCGGACGGTGAGCGCAAGGTTAGCATTCGCAGCGGCCACGGCACGGGTAAGTCCACGTCGGCCAGTTGGATTATGCTGTGGTTTGTTTTGCTGCGCTTTCCGAATAAGGTTGTTGTCACGGCCCCCACCAGTGGCCAGCTGTTTGATGCTTTGTTTGCCGAGTTGAAGCGCTGGATTAACGAGCTGCCGCCTCAGTTGAAGGTTTTGCTTACGGTTAAGTCTGACCGGGTTGAGTTGAACGCGGCCCCAAGCGAGGCTTTCATTTCGGCTAGAACGAGCCGTGCAGAGACGCCTGAAGCGCTGGCTGGGGTTCACTCGGAAAATGTGCTGTTGGTTGTGGACGAGGCTTCTGGTGTGCCTGAGAAGGTGTTTGAAGCTGCTGCTGGCTCAATGTCTGGCCACGCCGCGACTACGATTTTGCTGAGCAACCCAACGCGCTCGTCTGGCACGTTTTACGAGAGTCAGACGCGGATGGCTGACAGCTGGTGGACACGGCGCTGGTCGTGCATAGATAGCCCGCTTGTGTCTGACGAGTTTGTTGACGAGATGCGCGCAAGGTATGGCGAGGAAAGCAATGCCTTTCGCATTCGTGTGCTTGGCGAGTTTCCTATGGCGGATGACGACACGATCATTCCGTTTCACTTGGTTGAGAGCGCGATCCATCGTGACATTGAAACAACGCCTGACGTTAAGCCAATTTGGGGTTTAGACGTTGCGCGTTTTGGCACGGACAAGACGGCTTTGTGCAAGCGTTATGGCAATGTTGTGACTGAGATTACGTCTTGGCAAGGTTTAGATTTGATGCAGACTGTTGGCCGCGTCATGGCCGAATACGAAGGCTTACCGCCTTCTATGCGGCCTAGCGAGATACTGGTTGATAGTATTGGCGTTGGCGGCGGTGTGGTTGACAGGTTGCGTGAGCTTGGCGCGCCAGTCAGGGGCATTAACGTGGGCGAGGCTCCGGCTATGGGTAAAACTCACATGAACCTGCGCAGCGAGCTTTGGTTTAAAACAAAGGGTTGGCTTGAGGATCGGTCATGCAAGCTGCCGAAGGACGACCAGCTGCTCGCGGAGCTGACTGCTATTAGATACAGCTTTACATCGTCAGGCAAGATGAAGGCTGAGAGCAAGGATGAGATGCGCAAGCGTGGGTTGAAGTCGCCTGACCTTGCGGATGCGCTCTGTCTGACAATGGCCAGCGACGCTGCGACTGCGTTATCTGGCGC